TTTAAAAAGTATTTTCCCACACTTGAATCTGCTGTGCCATATGAACGTAAGCCAGAAATGATTGCCAATAAAGTTTATGGTGGTCGTATGGGTAATGGTCCAGAATCATCTGGTGATGGTTGGAAGTATCGTGGACGTGGTCCGATTCAGCTTACTGGTAAAGCAAACTATATGGCGTTTGCCAAAGAAATGTTTGATGACTGGGAAAATCTTTTTGAGAATCCAGATTGGGTTACTGCAGATCGTGACTTTGCTCTTATGTCTGCTATTTGGTTTTGGAATAAGAATGGTTTGAATCGCTACGCAGATCAAGGTGATATTAAAACTATGACTCGTATTATCAATGGTGGTTACATTGGTCTTGAAGATCGCATTCACCACTATGAGGAAGCAATTCACTTACTTACATAATGAAAACATTTATACATCATGATCTACCCAAACTTGAACGTGACACAAAATCTGATGGTACGAGATTATACAAAACCCCATCAGGTAAATCCTATCCCTCCGTTACGACAGTTACAGGATTGCACTCAGCAAAGGGGATCATGGAATGGCGAAACAGAGTCGGAGAAGCAGAAGCCAACCGAATCTCTGGAAGAGCCAGTGCGAGAGGCACAAGAATCCACCAACACTGCGAAGACTTTCTCCTTGGAGAACATGTTGAGCCAGATATGTTTGATGCAGAGATGTTCAACTCAATCAAACCCCTGCTTGACCAAGTCGACAACATTCACTGCTTGGAAGATGCGTTATATTCTGACCACTTACAAGTCGCTGGAACAGTGGACTGCATCGCAGAATTCCAAGGTAAACTTAGTGTTATAGATTTTAAAACATCAAGCAAACCAAAAGATCGTGATGATATTCATAACTACTTTATGCAGACTGCAGCTTATGCTGTTGCATTTGAAGAACTAACAGGTATTCCTATTGGCAGACTTGTAATCATTATGGCAGTAGACAATGATGATCCTCGTTGGTTTATTGAAAAGCGAGATAATTGGATTGGTGGATTTAAAAAGCTAAGATTAGACTATAAAAATAAATTTGCTATATAAATAACTATAAGGTATAATTAAGGTTATTGCTGTATGAAGCAAAGAGAAAGGTGTTCTGGACGAGGGTTCGATTCCCTCCACCTCCACCAGAAAGGATTTTATGGAAAACTTGATTTTGTTAGTATTAATTGTAGTGCTAAACGTATACTGGGTTTATAGTTTAGTTACTTATGATTGGAGTAATTTTGAAAAAGATCAAGAGCAAGCCAAGAAAGATTTTTTCTGATGGGGGTGACTAGGTTTCGACAGGGCAACAAGTAAACAAGTGGACAGCACGGGAATGTGAAACCCGTAGGATTGGGGAAACTCGGTCGCAGAAGCAAAAAACGTAAATGCAAACGACGCACAGTTCGCTTTAGCAGCCTAAACACTGCTTAGGGTTTCGATAGGTTTCCTCGTAACAGAATAACCTATCACTAATTCTAAAAGGATATTCAAATGAAGAAATTTTTAATTGCACTAAACTTAGTCATCTGGTCATTTGTTGGTTATCAAGTTACCGCATATGCAGCTGAACCAGCAAAGAAAGAAGTCCCTGCTGGGCAAAATGATAATTGCGTAAAGAAAGACAAGAATGGTAAGTGCCCACCTCTACCAAAGAGTGAAAAGCCAACACCTAAGAAAAAAGTAGAAGATAAGAAGTAAGCTAAATAGTATACACGAGGGTTGAGAGAACCCTACAAAACTCTCATTTTACACACAACACAGAAAGGTATTAAAATATGAGTAACATGACTCCGTTCGAGATTCGCCTTGAACTTTTAAAAATGGCGAAAGACATGCTTAACGATGAGTACTACGGTAAGCGTGAACAAATTAGCAACGACTGGCATATGAAAGTCGAATCTGCTAAATTAAATGGTGGCACAATTCCTGATCATCCAGGATTTCCTGCTATCCCATCCGAAACAGATATCATCACAAAGGCAACTGCCTTAAATGGTTTCGTTTCAAACATCCCTCTAGATACTAATAAGACTAGCAAAAAGTCCACCTGATAAGGGGTTGGGGTGCATTCGTGCACCCCTCTTACTAACAAGGAGATAACTATGCGAGTATATGCAAAAATACTCTTATCGATCGCATTAATAATATCAATTACTGTAATTGCAGTAAAACAAAATAATGATACTGATTTAAAAATCGCTTATACGGAATTAACTAAAGACGCTAAAAAACAAATTGATTGTCTTGCAGAAAACATTTATTATGAAGCAGGATGGGAACCACCAAGTGGTCAACTTGCAGTTGCTCTAGTCACATTGAATAGAGTCAATGATCCAAGATTCCCAAAAGACATTTGTGATGTTGTAAAACAAAAGAAACAAGGTACGTGTCAGTTCTCTTGGTTTTGTGAACCACCTAAACCAAAGAACCAAAATGTTTATATTAAAAATTTAGAAGTAGCGTTGTACGCATACGCTAATTATGAACGTATACAGGACTTGACCCAAGGTGCTATATACTATCACGCTGATTACGTGAACCCTCGCTGGAAGCTGGAAAAGACTACTAAAATTGGTAGACATATATTTTATAAGGATTATTAAATGATGCAAAAACTGAATCTGCAGTTAAAGGATGAGCAATCTGCACATTCATTCTTTATATTGATGGAAGATATTTCATTATCTACCTGCAAACAAGCCATTGAATGGATCCTTGAAGCAAACTTTTCTGAAGAGCGACCAGATATGTTAAACCTACTTGTGTGTTCTCCAGGTGGTGATTTAAATGCTGCATTTGCTCTAGTTGATACTATGCGTGGTTCAGCTATTCCAGTTCGCACGATTGGTCTTGGTCAAATTGCATCCGCAGGATTGTTAATTTTTATTAGTGGTGAAAAGGGTCAACGTATTCTTACTCCAAATACTTCAATTCTTTCGCATCAATATTCTTGGGGTGCTTTTGGTAAGGAGCATGAGTTGTTTGCTACTATTAGAGAGTTTGATTTAACAACCAAGCGTATGATTGCTCACTATAAAAAATGCAGTGGTCTTACAGAACAAAAAATTCGTGAAGTATTACTTCCACCGCAAGACGTTTGGTTGTCTGCGCCAGAAGCTAAAAAATTAGGATTGTGCGATGACGTTAAAGATCTTAAGTAATTATATTCGTTACTCTGGTATTTGGGTTACCTTTGGGTTAAACCCACTTCACTGGAGTTTTAAATTTGAATTCATGCATCCTGACGAGTTAAATCCAAAGATGCGTGGAATCTACTTTGTACTGGCATTTGTGTCAGTGCGTATTGTTATTGATGATGGTTCTTGGTAAGGAGAAAAGTATGGAACGCAAAGATATTATTGCATTAGTTTTTGGTGTAGTTTTAGTTGCTGTAACTGCTATTATTTGCATGACAGTTTACAGTCTGCAGAGAAATACAGCAATGAAGTCAAACATTGAATCTGCAATTGTAAAGGGAATTGATCCTATTGCTGTTCGTTGTGCTTATGGATCAAGCGATACTCTGTGTATCGTTTACGCATCTACCCACAACAAAGAGATCCCGAACTCTAAGAAGTAATCCGAATAACCCTCAGTTCTTGAGGGTTATTTTCCCCTTTAAAATCAATGACTTACGTGAGGGGTTTACTTTAATTCAATTTCAGCGTATAATAGTTATATGATGATTGAAAAGGAGTTGTTATGAAATATCGTGTGATTGTGAATGGTGTGTCTTTTTATACTACTGGTGCTGCAATTAAACGTGGCGTTGGTGATTCTGTGAGCGTGAATACAGTTGTCCGTGAGTTGTTTGAAAACTTGTTTAATGCAGTAGGTATCTCTTCAACTATGACTGTGTATGACCATAAGATGAATCGTGTTTCCTACGATGTTCAGATATCCAAAGTTTAACTTTACTTTAATTCAGTAATCAGGTATAATTATATTATGATGATTTTTACCACACCACAGCGTTCCAAAAAACGTAAGCCTACGGCAAAGCAACGGGAGTTGTCTAATTCTTGGAACGATATGTTAAAGAAGTATGCCACAAAGACTGTTGTGAAACCAAAGCAACAACTCAGTGACGTGTACTCACTTGGAAAACCTGCTTGTCGTGAGACACCTAAGATTCCAAGTCTTCCCTTCTCTGGTGGTTCATGCACCAAAAAAGATTCACCAGTGTATACAGGTACCAAGATCAAAGGTATCGGTACAATGCACAAGTCAAATGCAGTTCCTATTTTTTCTGATGAAGAAGCAGTGGACATTGCCACTATGAGGAGATAACATGAGCGAGTTCTGCGTAAAGTGTGCTGAGAAAGAATCTCAGATGGAAATTGTGATAAAGAAATACTATGATGAGATTGAAATTCTCAAGAAACGTATTGAGAAGTTGGAAAATGAAAATGATGCACTAATTTTAGATGTAGCATTTTATGGTGGTAATATGATCAACTTGTCTTGTGATAACAAATAGGAAATTTATAATGAATGCAGCATATCAACAACTTGTAACAGCCAGTGCAAATAATGATAGACAAACTATTAATGATGTCTATATTTCTTTGCTAAATCAAAAAATGAAGTTGGACAAATTCTTTAGTATGTTTCTTGATAAACTTGGCGACAAGATGGATCCTGATGAAACTGATACTCCAGTCTGGAAGTTATACCGTGAAAAGACTAAAGAGTATTCTGAGTTGGACAAAACAATTAAAATTGCCAACTATTACTTAAAGAAGAACTAATATGTTTAGAACATCAAATGAATTTTCTTTACACATTGAGCAGATAGTTAAAGAAAAACGCATATCCCATATGGATGCTGTGCTTGAATATTGTAAAGAAAACTTTCTTGAACCACAGGATATTGCTAAACTGGTAAACAAGTCTTTGAAAGAAAAGATTGCCATTAATATGCAGGATTCAAACCTAATGCCAAAGACAGCAAAACTTGATATTTAACTGAGAGAAACTTGTGGACGGATTTAAAGCCTACAAATATTACATTGCAATTAAGCTGCACTTTACAAAAGATAACTTTGATGTTTTTAAAAATCGTGGCAACGTAAAGGGTACTCGTGAAGCATTTAATGCTAGAAATGATCGTTATATGTTTGAGAGACTTGCAAGAAAGTATCCAGTTGATAAAGATTTGATTCAGTACTACGTTGCAAATTTTGCTTATGGTAATGATGCTGCTATCTATTCCTCTGAAGAAGCTGAAACTAATTTGTTGGAATGGAATCGCAGAAAGCAAAGTATTACAAAAATCTTTGCAGATGATTGTAACAAGATTCTTATGGATGCTTGCAAAAGTAAATACAAAGAAGACTCAATATTTAACTTGACGAATAAAGGATATTCAAGTATACTTAAATTATTCCTTGGTAATCAGATCTCTCTAGAAAGCCTAAGAATAATTGATGACTTGCATCCAGTGATTGATTCTTGGAAAGAAAATTCATCTATGGTTTTGTTATGGGAAAATGAAATTCGTAGGATTGAAAAGTCCAAAGGTTTCGTTAAATATGATAGTGATAAAGTAACAAAAGTTTTTAATAACTTCATTCAGGAAATAAAAGAGTTATAAGATGGGCAAGACATATCTTAAGAATCAAAAATCTTATGATGAGCAATCCAGTAGTCGTTCTGGAAAGCATGCTAATCATGCCAGTGGTAAAAAAACTGGTGGTATGAAAACGCTAAATAGTTATGTTGAAGAAGATTATGAAGATCCGTTCCAAGATGATTTTGGAATTGAAGATAGTATTTCTATTCAACATACAAAAGACGATACGACAAATACACCGTAATATTAATATAAAGGAAATACGATGGACATTCAAACACTCCGCAAAATGCGCAACTCTGACTTTGGTGCTATCTCTAGCGCATTCGACAAAGTCGCCAATCCACAAACCCAAACCAAGTCATACGCTGACGATCGCTTCTGGAAACTAGAAGGCGACAAAGCTGGCAATGGTACAGCCACAATTCGTTTTCTGCCACGTGTAGAAGGTGATGAGTTGCCTTGGGTACGTATCTTTAGCCATGGTTTCCAAGGACCAACTGGTAAGTGGTACATTGAGAACTCACTAACTACTCTTGGTGAGAATGACCCTGTTGGTGAACTCAACACCCAACTGTGGAACTCTGGTTCTGATGCCAACAAGAAAATTGCTCAGGCTCAAAAGCGTAAGCTAAGTTTCATTGCTAACATTATGGTTATTAGTGATCCAAAGCATCCAGAGAATGAAGGTAAAGTATTCTTGTTTAAGTTTGGCAAGAAAATCTTTGATAAGATTATGGACAAAGCACGTCCAACCTTTGAAGATGAAAAACCAGTAAACGTGTTTGACTTCTGGGAAGGTGCTAACTTCAAACTGCGTATGCGTAAGAAGGATGGTTACATTAACTATGATGAGTCAGCGTTCAGTGACCCAGCTGCTCTAGCCAATGGCGATGAAGAAGATATCCTACGTATTGCTAATTCTCAGCACAAGTTGGCTGAGTTTACTGATCGTAAGAACTTTAAATCTTATGATGATCTAAAGAAGAAACTTCAAGAAGTTCTTTCTGGTGATGCGTTCGCAAGCAAGTCTGCTGCGGAAATTGCTGAAGAGGAAGATCGTCCAGTTCGTGCCGCAGCTGAACCACGTTCAGTACCTGCACCTGCTGTAAAGGCATCGTCAGTTGTTGACGATAATGATGATGACGTAATGTCTTACTTTGAGAAGATTGCTAAGGAAGACTAAACAAATCCCATGCATGTACTAAGGGGAGCTTCGGCTCCCTTTTTTATTATGCAAATCTGGTACGTACGTATCGGTTCATAGTCTGTTCTTGATTACGAACAGGCAATTGAATAACTTGTTTAGTATTAGATATGTTTGTAGTTGGAGCATTAACTGCGGTATTGCTACCACCTGAACCACCACCAGCTGCAGTTCTAGCACTATCGTTTGCTGCAGATTGAGAAGAAACTGCATTGGCTGAACTCATGGCTAAGCCCATAGCTGCAATTTTATCAGTAGGTAAAGCAGCAATTGCTTTTATTTTGTCAGCATCTATGGAAGAGAATGCCTTTAAGCCGTTACCTAATTTCTCAACACCGATACCAGCTTTTTCAATATTAGCTCCACTTTCACCGAGAGCAATAATTTGATCCACTGGGGATTTCTGTCCAGAAACTTTTGATAGTAAACCACCAACTAAGTTACCTACGCCAGCAACGGCATTTGCTGCTCCAAACGTAGCCATACCAGCAGATACTGCCAACAGTCCAGCACCTACTTGTATTAAATTCATTCCGTCAATAGAAGCCAATCGTTCAATGGCGTCAGTTATAGAATTTACAATTGCCACAATTCCTTCAGCGATACCAGAAATAATCTTTTCTGCGGCATTACCAAATGCTTCAATACCAGGTGCTGCCATTTCAAGTGCTTTACCAATACCCATAACAGCCAACGTAACAGCACCAAGACCAATTAGAGTAGCTGGGTTAGCCAGTGCAGCTAGTCCTCTGGCCAATCCAAATAGTAATGCTTGAATTCCTGCGCCAGCACCTCTACCCAATCCAGCAAGACCACCACCAAGAGATTTAAGAGCAAGACCAATACCACCTAAAATTCCACCACCACTACCTTCGGCTGGTGCAACAGATTTGGCGGCATTGCCACTTGCAGTATTCTTTTCAATCTTTTCAAGAAGAGCAGTTTGTGCTTCATCTCTACGAGCAGATTCCATTTCTTCTTCAGAAACATTAACTGCATCATTCTGTTCTTTATTTGATAGCCCAGTACCAGCTGGAGCAGCTTTGCCAACTAAACTAGCACGTATATCTGTTTTGGCAAATGTATCAGATAAAGTTTCACGCTTTGAAATAAGACGCTTACCTTCTGGAGTAGCAGATAACTGTTTTTCAGTTAAACCAGTTTCTGATTTTAATTTTTCAATCTCACCTTCATTGGTTTTAATTTGTTTAGCAGCAATATTTCTTGCAGAAAAATCTTGACGTAACTCTTTGTCTGACTTCTCGCTACCAAGTTTTCTTTGTTGTTGAACAAACTCACGCTCAGCTATTTTCTTATTCAAGAAACCACCAACGTTGACTGCTTTAAGAGCAGTAGTCTTTAGTGCACTAACAGAACCAAACTTATCACCTAATCCTCTGCCCATGTTTCGAAATTTATCACCTAGCGTATCAAATGTCTTTACAGTTTTAGCAATATTACCAACAGCCTCAACCATTTCGTCACGAGCAATTTGAGCTTCTTTAATAGATTCGAGAGATTCTGCCGCACTCTTAGATACTTTTAAAGTTTCTTTTTGAACCTTAAGCATCTCTTCATTATCAATGGAAGAACTTTTTACAGCAGGAGTTATTCCTGCAAGTTGTTCTTCTCTATTCTGTTCCATAATCGTTTGCATGGAACGCAATGAAGATAAAGATTCTCGTTGAGCTTCTAGTAATGATTTAAAATCACTAGATGATACGTGAATATTGATAGGTGGTTTGGCCATCTTAGTTTACCTTACTTTCGTTGTGCATCTAATCTTTGTTTTTCTTCTTCTAGATATTTAACTAGCATAGCAACGTAAATCTCTCGCTCAAACGGTATCATACTTTCAAGTTCGGTCAGCGAGTATTTGTGGTACTGCATCAAAGCAAAATTCATTTTGTAATAATTATACAAAGTGTCATGACAAAGGTTTATTAAAAAAAACTTTGAAGACCCTCCAGGGTCTTCTTATGATGCTTTTTACATACAGGACAATCGTACTCAACATCTTGCTTTAATCTTGGCATAGTCTCAAAGAACTTTTGTACTTTGGCAAATTGCTCTGATGTTAAGTTGTTAATAAAATCTAATAGTTCTTGTTGAGTTTGCTCTTTAGCGTAAAACAACTCATCACCTTGATAGATGTAATCGATGCATTTAGCAATTATAGTAAACAGATCATCAAGGTTTTCTGTGTCTAAAACTTGTAACTGGTTCAATACTTGTAGAGTAGGGTACTTCATAACAACACCTACATCTCCGAACAATGCAATGTTAGCTTGATGTTCTGGAGACTTTTCTACAGCAATCTTTGTGATATCAAAAGAGATTTGAACTCTGGCTTTTTCATCATCACACGTATCGCATGGAAAAATTAAATCAATAGTTTCACCAACTGACTTCGCACGTAGTTGAGTGAAGATATATTCTAGATCGAATGTAGCTAGATCATCTGGATTAATAGGCTCAACAACGCAAGACTTAATTACATCTTTAAGAGTGTTGATCATAGTCATAGGATCTTCACTCTGCTGAGCAATCATTAATGCTTTTTCTTCACGAACTAGAAATGGTCTATATTTGATTTCTTTTCCACTAGACGGAATGGTCAACGTATACGTTGGGGTATTACTCATTGGTAAAGCCATAGTCAATCTCCTTTAGTCATATTCTTTATAAGTTTATTCAATTCAGCAGTGCTACCTACAAAGATAGCATTATTGGTCACACTTTTAGATGAATCTTTTGGACCATCTAATTTAGATTTCTGTTGGTGCAAATCTAATAACTGTTGGTTTATATCCGCCAACTGTTTCACCAAATTACCCACAACCTCAAATGCACGTGGGTGCTCAGATTGCTTGGCTACCTCAAGTGCATGCATTAGTGCTTCTTGTCCTTGAGATAAAAGATCGTGCAAATTGCCACGTGCTTTATCAAAGTCATTCTCAACCTTATCAGATGGCTTCTGGATTATTTCTCCAGTAGCAGCATCAATAATCTCAACTTCAGTTTTAGTTACCGTTGGGGTATCAAAAACTTCAGATAATTTATCATCAAGTTTCATTAGTCATTCCTAGTATTACGAACAGGTGGATCTTCCAAATTAGTATTTATCGGTTTAGCAATAGGTGTTGCAGGAATAATCCCTGCTATCTTTTCTTGACCACGTGACCAAGCAGCAATACCAAGTATAGCACCCATAGCCATATGAAACAAACCAGCACCTTTAAGTGTTAGCGGATCCCATTGGCTAGTTACTGTACCATTAGCCATTGCTTGTAGGATTGACCATGCCATTGGAAAAATAGCAAAGTCTAGAATACAAATGACCATGTACGTCCAACCCATGGCTGGACGCCATTTTTTATTCACCCAAGATTCTTGTTCTATCATTAATCGTTACGAGTGTTTCTATTCACTGGATCTCCAGGTTCTAGATAACTACCAGTCATTCCCATTGGCATCTGCGGCATTCCAGGCATTGGTGGACGAGCAGGCATGCTTACTCCACCAGCTGGTGTTGGTGAAGATGGTGGGCGAGTCCAACCAGCATTGGCAGCTTTTAGTGCTTCAGCTTGAGCAGCTTTATCATTACCAGCAAGCATAATACCAGACAGTGTACCTGTTAGGAATGTTGCGATAGGAATAATCAATTCAAAAAACTTTGAATCAATTGGTGAGATGGCATTAAGTGGTTGTGTCACAAAGATAATAGAGTATAAAACTACAAACACAATTCCAGTTAATGTTAGAGCTAGACAGATTCCAATAAAGAATCTCAGACGAGCCATTAGCTGATCTTCGGTATACATAAATTGATCATTCATTTGCACGATACTCCTGATGTTGGGGTAGATTGTTTAGGTTGTTCTGTGACTGGTCCGAGTCTTGGATCACGCTGACCTTTAAAAATATGTTCTGGGCAAGATCTTGTTATATCACATAGTGGCAATTTACAAATATCTTTATCCCAATTGGCTGGATCTTGACATGGATATCTGTAACGATCTCCACCAAAGAATGCCAGCACTAACGGCAATACTAATAATATTGCTAAGTATTTAAATAGTTTTTTGTCGTTCATTTTATCTTCCAGAAAATATAGAAGTAATACCAGTAGTTATATTCTGAGTTTCCCCAGTATTAACTTGCTGTTGAAAACCATTAAAGTCATTTGTGTATTCAGTTGGCACACTTTGTGCTTGACTCATACCAGGAATAGGGTTTCCATTGATAGTAGGCATTTGAAAGAATCTTGAAAACTGAGATTCCTTAACTTCTTTCGGTGTACTGTACGCAGTTGAACGCCAGTACTTGTAATTCATACTAACTTGAAGTTTCATTACTTCTTTTGTTTCGTACCCAAGAGATATTGGACTAATACTCTTTGGATAACATTCAGAAAGTTTAACTGAGTAGCGTTTTCTATCTTTTAAATCTTCAACTTCAATATCTAAGTCTGTAATATAATTTTCATAATATTCAAATGTTCTTGTGTAGGGATTTTGAATAGAATCTAACCAACGATCAAAGAATAGTTTAACTTCCATATTGTTATCAACATAGAAAGTCATACTA